TACTTAAGTACTTTTTTATATGTACCTGCTAATGTACCTAGGTACACTAATAACGTACCTCTATACACTTCTTCTGGGATCGGCTTTTGAAAACTACTTGAGTAGTATATAGTTGTTGTAAAAATCTATATAAGGAAAATTATGGGCAAAGCTAAATTGAACATTTCCGCACAAGGTCGTACAATTTCATCTAAACCTGCAAAAGGAGTTGATGTGGATGCTAAATCTGCGCATGGTAAAATAGGTGCAACTTATACAACGGAGGGTGGTAGTGAAATATCTTTCGACATTGGTAAATCTTTTGATATGGGCAAAGTAGATTTTCCAGGAGGATCTGAAAGTTGGAAAGGTTTTAGCAAGCCAGAAATTTTTGTTGGTTGGAAAAAGAAATACAAGTATGGTGGCTTAGTATAATGCCTAAAGCAAGACACTTATTAACGATTGATGATGTAACTCCCAAACAAGAAATGTTTGTGAAGATGTATATTGAAAATTGGGGAACGATGTCAAAGACTGCAATCGTCAAGGAAGTTTTTGGAGATAAGGACAAAGAAATGACTGATACAACTGCTGCTGCTATCGGTTCCAGACTTACTAATCGTAAAATTAGTCCTCATGTTTGTATGTTGATAGACAAATTGAAAGAACAAGAAGAAAAAAAATATTCTGATAAATTAAGACGTCATAAAAGATTCGAATACATGGCAAATGCGGCAATGAAGAAAGAACAATTCGCTGCTGCGATTAATGCTGAGTATCGCTCTGGGCAAATAGCAAATCTATTTGTAGATCAAAAACAAATAACCGTAACAGGAATGGAAGGGATGAGTCGCGATGAACTCGAGAAAAAACTTGAAGAGCTCTCGAAAAAAATCGACGGTCACAATGCGAAAACGATCGAAATTGAGCAAGTGGACTGAAGATAATTTTTGGACAGAGTTTCATAGAGTACATGGTGGCAATATAAGCACAAATGTCGGAACTATTAAAATCACTACCGAAGAAGATAAAGATTAGTTTTGAAGATGTGTCGTTGGTTGTTTCCAGCGATGCTAAATTCAAAGATGAAAACTTTGGAATGTTTGAGTCCAAAGATGCTATGATTACATTAGCAGATGACCAATCTGATACTGCGTTAGCCAATACACTTTTACATGAAATAGTACACGCTGCTGTGTGGTATGGTGGCTTGAAAGATGATGGAGCTGCTCTTGAGGACGACAAGATAGAGGAGAATGTGGTGAACATTTTAAGCAATCAGTTATGTCAAATATTCCGTGACAATCCTAAAATCTTGACGTTAATAAAAAAAGGTTTAAAGAGCAAGAATGGTAGCAAGAACTCCAGAAGCTCTGTTGTGGCAACGCCTCAAAAAATGCTTGAAAAATTTACATTTCACAAGAATAGAAAGTAGAACTGTTAACGGAATACCCGACGTACATTGCTGTCATCAAGGCACTGCTTTTTGGTTAGAATTAAAGGCAAGCCCCAGCAAGTATCCGCCCCTGTCTAAATGGCAAATTGCTTGGATAAACAACTATATTAAACATGGTGGCATTGTCATTATCTGCAATAGACCCCTCTCGGAGAGCGTCCTTAAACTCTACAGACCTCGCACCGTGTTCACTGATCCACGAACCCTGGTTCCCGATACGGTAATCTCGTTGAAGGATCTCCCGTCGTCGTTTCTCGTTTCCTTATTAAACCTTACCGGATCCCGGTAACTGCACCAGAAGCTGGGATGCCAGGCAGCGTCAGAGGATCTCGTCCTCGTTTCTCGCTCTCGTTCTCGTTTTTCCTATATAACTAATCAGGATCACCGGTCCCAGAAGCACTGGTGCCAGAAACTTCCTTCAGAGAACTTCAGCTCTCGTTCTCGTTTGAAGATAAATATCTACCTATCTTTCTTACAGAAGAAAGGAGCTGGGACGCCAGAAGTTTCCTGATGGCACTTTGGTTGGAAAAATTTTTTTAAAAAAAGACTTGACGAATGTCCCAACTATTCTTATATGTAGAATAACTAAACAACTAACAAGGAGTAACTATGCCTAAACTGTCAAAGACAGACAAATGGGAGCAGGCCGAGAATATGATTTGGTCATGCCCTGAACACGGAAAAGAAACCTACTTCACGATCAAGAAACTTGAACTGCAAAGAAAGATGCGGGACTACGTGTATGTATGGTTTAAGAATAAAAACAAACACGAGAAGATGTGGGTGCGAATCACAAAGGGTGATCAGAAGAAAGGTGTTGGAAAATTAGATAACTCACCACAGATACTGAAACATCTACATTTAAGTCAAATGATAAAATACAAAACCAATAAGGAGGGCATCACACATGGACAACCAAGCAATCAATAAATATAACACAGAAGAAAAAATTTCATTCCGCGAATTAATTAATTCGCGGTTTGATGATCCCGACTCAGGACTAGCTGCAGACGAAGTAGCCATGCATGGCTGCATCAGCGGTTTCCCTGGATTGACTTACTACAAGGACACTTGTGAACTATACGATATCCATGGGGATGAGATCTTTGAGCTTTGTCAGGATTATGCCGAAGACTCGGGATGGCAATCTGCGCTAGATCTTTTTGCTGGATATTCTCCAAGCAAAAGCTATGTTACCACAAACGATGTCTTCAAGAATGCGATGGTATGGCAAGCCGTCGAGATCCTCGCTCGCGATTACTGCGAGCGTGAGCATCAAGAGATGAAGGAGATGATCCAGAAGGATGCAGCGGGCGGTGACAAACATGCTAAAGAAATATTGGGGGAGGTGTAACATGAGGTATGTAGTTTTGGTCTCGGATCTTGTAGCACGACATGTCTCTGTTGAAGCTGACTCAGATGAGGCTGCACTGGAGAAGGCTAACTATGGGGAATGGGAACTTCCGGGTGACGTTGAGCATGAAGAGGTGGTCGACCGTCAAGCGGTAGAAATTCTGGAGAAGGAGGATGAGTAAGATGAAAAAGTATCTCGTTTATTATTCAGAGCACAGCGTTTTCGAAAAAGTCTTTGAAGCCAAATCTCCGGATGCAGCTTTGGAAAAAGCTCGCGAAGACCTTGAGGATAGTGGTTGGGATACCAAGTCCTGGAAGGTTGGTAACGGCGAAGGAGGAACGTTTGATGTGGAGGAAGCTTAGGGAAATATGTATTTGCTTTTAGGAATGTTGTTCCTATTAGCCTTTCCCAAATTGGTTCTTGGCCTGATCGTCCTTGTCTCGTTCCTCGTTTTCGGAATATAGGGCAGGTACTGCAGGTCATGAACCATTGATCCTGGCTGGCTACGCAGCTCTGGCGAAGACTTTTTATCCTCGTTCTCGTTCAAAGGGTAGGATTGTGAGAAAATGGTAATAGGAAGAAGACTGGTGCACCAGCTCCAGAGGATTTGGAAAAATCTTCTGATAAAAATTTTTTTATTTTTAGACTTGTAATTAGTTGGGATATGATTATATTTACATAAACTAAACTTTAACAAAGGAGAACACAATGGGCATGGACTTATACGGACTAAACCCAAAACAAACTAACATTAAAAAACCTGAAAATGGTGCACCTGATGACTATGGCGACCAATGGGCTAAAGATTATCAAGAATGGGAAGCACAAGACGGCACTTACTTTAGGAACAATGTGTGGTGGTGGAGACCGTTGGCGGATTATGTTATTGAGCACACTAAATGCGTATCTGATGAAGATGCAGAACAATGGCATTTCAACGACGGGCACACGGTTAGCGAAGCCGAAGCAAATGCAATAGCTGACCAACTTGAGCACTTAATCAAAACAGGACATACAGAAGCGTTTGCCCACGATTACGAGCAAGAGAGAAAAGAGTGTGAAGAACACAATCAAAAGTTACAAGTTCTTTTTAAAAACTTAAAAGAGAAAGTGGAGAAAGAAGCAGGGAAAGAATTAGTCCCTGCGGAATATCCTAAAGCTGACCATGATGAGTGGAACAGGATTTACAAGATGACTAAGCATGTTGCGAGTTATCCTTTTTCTGTTGAGAATGTGAAAAACTTCATTTCTTTTTGCCGTTCTAGTGGCGGTTTTAGAATATGCTAGACACCATTAAACTAATCATATTACTTAAACTAGCGTTGGCAATGCCAACGCTAGTTACTCTCGCCGTCGTTGCGTCGTCGTTTCTTTCGTTGGATTAATTACATAAAACTGCTTCCTGGTGCACCAGCACCAGCACGGGATTGCTTTGGTAAAAAAATAAAAAAAAATGAATTTAGGTATTGTAATTAGTTGGGATATGATTATATATACAGTATGTCATTAAATTCTAACACTAACAAAGGAGTAAATATGACTAAACTAAACAAAAAGCAAAATGTCTTATCTGACATGGAGCAAAAGCAAATCGTATCTTATGTTAAATTAAGAACGATTATAAAAAAGTACTCAAAGCAAGTTGAGTTAATCAAACCAAAATTAGAGGATATCTTTAAAAAGAAAAAATCTAATTTTGTTGTTGCCTATGATATCAAAGGCAATGAGTTTGGTATTCAACGCATTAACAAGTCGAGAGATTGCTTTCAAACGAAAGCATTTAAAGAACAGCATATAGATTTATATGACAAGTTTTCTAACACTCTTAACTATGTTGAGTACAAAGCGATTGAGGGCAACAATGAGTAATAACAGTTCATTAGTAGTTCTTAATCAATACCTATCTAAGATTAAACAGGGCAACCAAGTTAATCAAGTAGGTGATTTAAATTTAAATCAACAACAAGTAAAAGAGTTAAACTACGAGGTAATGTATTCGGTGTTGATGAGTACTTGTGAGAATTTCATTATCACTAATCAAGGACACAGATTAGCTGATGAGTTAAAAGAGGAAATCTTACGCAAGTTCGGACACCTAGTATCCAAGTTAGCAGGGTAACCCTGTTCGGCTAGGCGACACTGTCGCCTAGCCAACTCAACCTTCTACCATCTCCACCACCATCATCACCGATCCTTGATGTGATAGAGGTACCAACATCTAGTAGGTATTCGAAACAATTGCACAATATCCTGCGTCGTGATAGTCTAAGGATGTTACTTGCGTTTGGGTCTATAAGCAAGTTTGATCCACGTAGTGTATATGAAAACTGTATGAATAATTATAGTCATTTAACTGAAGATGAATTAAAGGATGTTATCCTTAAAAAACAACTTGAGTATATTAAATTATGCCAAGATAATTTTTTATTTTTTGTTAAAGAAGTATGGCCAGATTTTATCTATAGACCAAAACAAAAAAGGGGACCCGACGGTCACCATCTTTTGATAGCGGAAGAGTTTCATAAGATTGCCGATAAATCAAATAAGAGGCTCATAGTTAATATGCCTCCTAGGCATACTAAATCTGAATTTGCATCTTATTTATTCCCTGCATGGTTTATTGGAAAGAATCCAAAAGCAAAAATTATGCAAGTATCACACAACGCAGAATTAGCAGGAAGGTTCGGAAGTAAGGTTCGTAATCTAATGGATTCTCCAGAGTACAAACAAATCTTTGGTGACGTGAAACTTCGTGAGGACTCCAAAGCAAAGGGACGTTGGGAAACGAATCATGGTGGAGAATATTTTGCAGCCGGTGTTGGTGGTTCGATAACTGGTAGAGGTGCTGACTTGCTCATCATCGACGATCCGCATACCGAACAAGATTCGTATTCGGATACAGCCATGGATCGTGCATACGAATGGTATAGCTCGGGTCCACGTCAACGTTTGCAACCTGGAGGAACGATTGTGGTGGTGATGACACGTTGGGCACAGGATGATTTAACAGGAAGGCTCATCAAGGCTCAAAAAGAACCGAAAGCAGATAAATGGAAATTAATTTCTTTTCCAGCGATATTAGAGTCAGGGAATCCTGTATGGCCTGAGTACTGGTCTTTAGAAGAGTTAGAAAAAGTAAAAGCTTCAGTGTCACCGAAAAACTGGAATGCACAATATATGCAAGATCCTACCGCAGAAGAAGGTGCTATCCTAAAAAGAGAATGGTGGAACAAGTGGGAACAGGAACGGCTACCGGCTCTGAAACATGTGATCATGAGTTTAGATACTGCATACTCCAAAAAAGAAACAGCAGACTATTCTGCGATAACGGTATGGGGAGTCTTTCAACCCATTGAAGGATATGAAGATAATTTAATCTTACTCGATGCTATTAAAGGCAGATATGATTTTCCTGATTTAAAAAATTTAACCTATGAGTGGTATAAATATTGGGAAGCAGAATCGATTATTATTGAGGCAAAAGCATCAGGACAACCCTTAATACAAGAATTACGACGCATGGGTATTCCTGTGTTAGATTTCGTTCCGTCTAAAGGACGTGATAAAATCACAAGAGCAGCGGCAGTAGCCCCTATCTTTGAATCAGGAATGGTATGGGCTCCCGATGAGCATTGGGCAAATGAGGTGATCGAGGAGTGTGCTGCTTTTCCGAATGGCCAATATGATGACTTTGTAGACAGCACCACTCAAGCTATGTTAAGATATCGTCAAGGCGGATTGGTAACTACGTACCAGGACGAACCTGCAGAATTTAAAATCGAGAGGGAGTATAGATATTATGGCTAATAAGTCTGAAAAAAATATGCGTAAAGCAGCTAATAAAGCAATGATCAAAGATATGCTGGATAGACAGAAAACTATCTATAAACCTGCTCCAGAAGATCCTATCAAAGAAGACAATGAAATGATAGACTCCTTTCAAAATGATAGATCTCCTATCTTCGATAGAGAAATGTACAATCAACCTGAGCCTTATGGAAACCCAAAAAAAATGAGTACAGGGGGAATGTCTTCATGCCCTTACAGACCTGACGGTGTAAGAGGTGGTGGTAAAGCAATCGCAGGAATGAAATTTAAAGGCGTTAGATAATGTCTGATTTTAAACTTATTGAACCTAAATTTAGAAAAACTCCAAGAGAGAGAAAAAAAGAAAAGTATGATAGATTAGGTTATGGTTTAGCGGGAGCATCCGCATTGGGATTTGGAGCAGCTATGTCCAAGGTAATAAAAAATAAACTTGACCAAGATTATGGTAAGGTTGATAAAAAAAATAGTGGAGGAGTTATGTTAAAAGGTAAACAA